GTTTCCGTCCGGTAAGGGCTTTAAGTTCCTGGCGGAAGTGCGTCAGCACACCTGGTCATCCGGTACCAACGGCGTGGTGGCAGCAACGTTTTCACTGCGTATGAAAGGCAAACCGGTGTCCTTTGTGGTACCGCTGGCGTTTGTGAAAAATCTGGATAAAACACTTACCGTGAATACAGGTGCGCTGCTGACAATGTCAGTCAGTGCCAACGGGGGAACGCCGCCGTATAAATACGCCTGGAAGAAGGATGGTCAGCCGGTTGACGGGCAGACGACAGACACCTTCAGTAAGCCAGGTGCGCAGTCCGCTGATGCGGGGAAATATACCTGCGTGGTGACCGATTCGGCAGAGAAAGCACAGAGTGTGACGTCTGTTGAATGCACCGTGACAGTGAGCGCAGCCGCCGGATAAGGGGATGGGTCATCATGAAAAAGGATCTGAAAACGCTGGCGCTGGCCAGACTGTCAGGGTTTCGTCATAAAACGGTGAAGGTGCCGGAATGGGGTAATGTCAGCGTGGTGCTGCGGGAGCCTTCGGCAGAGGCCTGGTATCTGTGGCAGGAAGTGCTCAATGGTGATGGAGAGGATGACGATACCCTGTCGGTGGTGGCGAAAACCCGCCGTAACCTGGAAGCGGATGTGACGCTGTTCTGCGATGTCCTGTGTGATACTGACCTGCAACGGGTGTTCACTCCGGACGACCGTGAGCAGGTGCTGGCCGTCTATGGTCCGGTACATGCCCGGTTGCTGCGTCAGGCACTGGAACTGATCGCTGATGCAGAGTCGGCCAGAAAAAAGTAGCCCGCCCGGAAATTCGCTTTCTGATGCGACTTGCGCTCCGTCTGGGGCGCACCTTATCCGAACTGCGGCACAGCCTGAGTGCGAGCGAGGCGATGATGTGGATGGAGTTTGACAGGGTGTCCCCGCTGGGTGATGAGCGCGGGGATATCCGTAATGCACAGATCGTGAAAGCGGTTTTCGGGGCACAGGGGATGAATGTTGCACTGAAGGACGCCATGCTCTGCTGGGGCGAGGATGAGGATAAGCCGGAGGTGGATCCGTTTGCGGCGCTGGAAGACGCGCTGAGCTTTGCAGCACAGTCATGAATGATGAGAACCGCTGAGGCGGTTTTTTTACGCCCGGAGAAAGGTGAATGGCGACGTTACGTGAACTGATTATCAAAATTTCGGCAAATTCACAGTCATTCCAGTCGGAGATCCAGCGAGCGTCCCGTATGGGCAGTGAATATTACCGGACCCTGCAGAATGGCGGGCGTCAGGCCGCTGCGGCAGCCCGGGAGCAGCGACGTGCCCTGGCAGAACTGAACAGCCAGTTGACGGAAATCCGCGCTTCGGCTGTCGGAATGACCGGTGCGTTTGCCGGTGCCTTTGCCACCGGACACCTGATTTCACTGGCGGATGAGTGGAGTTCCGTGAATGCCCGTCTGAAACAGGCATCACAGTCATCCGATGAATTTTCGTCATCACAGAAAGTGCTGATGGATATCAGTCAGCGGACAGGTACCGCTTTTTCGGATAATGCGGCCCTGTTTGCCCGTTCGGCAGCCTCGATGCGTGAATATGGTTACAGTGCTGATGATGTGCTGAAGGTGACGGAGGCCATTTCCACGGGGCTGAAAATCTCCGGTGCCAGTACGGCTGAGGCGGGTTCGGTGATCACCCAGTTCAGCCAGGCGCTGGCACAGGGTGTGTTGCGCGGTGAGGAATTTAATTCGGTCAATGAAAGTGGTGACCGGATCATTCGTGCACTGGCTGCAGGCATGGGCGTGGCCCGTAAAGATCTGAAGGCGATGGCGGACGATGGTCAACTGACGGCGGATAAAGTCGTTCCTGCGTTAATCAGCCAGCTGGAGGTATTGCGTGATGAATACGCGGCCATGCCGGAAACGGTCTCTGACGGGATCACAAAGGTGGAAAACGCCTTTATGGCCTGGGTGGGTGGTGCGAATGAGGCCAGCGGGGTGACAAAAACGCTCTCCGGCGTGCTGAACGGTGTTGCCGGTAATATTGATAATGTGGCAACAGCCGCGGGGGCGCTGGTTGCCGTCGGGGTTGCCCGGTACTTTGGCAATATGGCCTCCGGAGCGGTGTCTGCCACGGCAGGACTTGTGACGGCTGCACGTAATGAAGTTGCACTGGCGGAAGCACAGTTCAGGGGAACGCAGATTGCCACGGCGCGGGCAAGGGCAGCCGTGTACCGTGCTCAGCAGGCCGTGGCGGCAGCCCGCGGGACGGAGATGCAGATTGCAGCAGAGGCCCGTCTGGCGGCCACACAGGAACGCCTGAACAGAAATATTGCTGCCAGAAGCGCCGCCCAGAATGCGCTGAACAGTACAACGGCGGTGGGCTCACGTCTGATGAGCGGTGCGCTGGGGCTGGTTGGTGGCGTACCCGGACTGGTGATGCTGGGGGCTGCAGCATGGTACACGCTGTACCAGAATCAGGAGCAGGCCAGGGAGTCTGCGCGCCAGTATGCACTGACGATAGATGAAATCGCGCATAAAACGCCGTCAATGTCTCTGCCTGAAGCCTCAGATAATGAAGGACGAACACGGGCGGCGCTGACAGAGCAGAACCGGCTGATTGATGAACAGGCCAGTCGGGTGAAATCCCTGCAGGAAAAAATCGCAGGATATCAGTATGTTCTGGCGAACCCGGGCTGGACGACCGGTGACGGATTCATGATAAACCATCTGACATCGGTGAAGACCGTAACGGAAGGGCTTGCTCAGGCAACAGAGCAGCTTGCCGTTGAGCAGTCCCGTCTGGCACAGATGCAGGAAAAAGCGCAGTCCATTCAGGATGTGCTTGCCGGGCTGGAAGACCGTCGTGTGGCGTTAATTCGTCAGCAGGCGGCAGAGCAGAATAAGGTGTACCAGTCCATGCTGGTTATGAACGGTCAGCATACGGAATTCAACCGTCTGCTGGGGCTGGGTAATGAACTGCTTCAGCAGCGGCAGGGACTGGTGAATGTGCCGTTACGGCTGCCACAGGCCACTCTGGATGATAAACAGCAGAGTGCCCTGACAAAAACAGAGCGTGAGCTGGCCCTGTCCAGACTGAAAGGGGAAGAAAAAGAGCGTGCCCGGCTGGGGTATGCGGCGGATGACCTTGGTTTTGTGGGGGATTCGTATCAGGAGGCGAGACAACGTTATATCAGTAATGCCCTGGAAGCCTGGCGCAATAACGAGGCGAATAAACCCAAATCCCGGGGTGGAAAATCAGAGACGGAAAAAGCGGAAGACAGTTTTTCCCGGCTGCTTAAGCAGCAGAAAGAGCAGCTGGCACTGGCGGGTCAGAATACAGAGCTGGCGAAGCTGAAGTACCAGACTGCGCAGGGCGAACTGAAAACCCTGTCGGAGATACAGAAGCAGGAACTGCTGCGTAACGCGGCCCTGATTGACCAGCAAAAAATCCGGGAACAGTTGCGATCCCGGGAAGAGACCCTGAAGAATGAGAATGCGGCTGCGCGTGCGTCGAATGATGCTGAACTGCTGGGGTACGGGCAGGGAGAACGAGCCAGGGAACGCATGCGGGAGTTGCAGCAGATCCGCGACAGCTTCCGCCAGAAGGATGCGGACCTTCAGTCTCAGTATCAGACCGGGGATATCAGTGAGGATTTTTACAGACAGGCGCTGGCGCAGAATGCACAGTATCTGAGTGAACGTCTGAAAGAGCAGGAAGCCTTTTATGCCGAATCGGATGTGCAGCGTGCGGACTGGCAGAAAGGGCTGCAGGAGGGATTCAGTAACTGGGTGGATAATGCGTCCGATTACGCCTCACAGGCAGCACAGCTTGCGACGGAGGGTATCTCAGGGATAGTGAATAACATCACGGAGATGCTGAACGGAAATAAAGTGGAATGGCGCAGCTGGGCCTCATCCGTACTGCAGGAAATCTCAAAAGTTCTTATGAATGCCGCGATTGTCAACGGAATTAAGACGGCGGCAAACAGTATGTCCGGTGCAGGAGGATTTCTCGGCAGCATTGGTGACTGGCTGGGCGGTGCGGTGGCCAATGCAAAAGGCGGCGTGTATACCTCGGCAAACCTGAGTGCGTACAGCAACAGTATTGTGGATACGCCCACGTACTTTGCCTTTGCAAAAGGGGCGGGACTGATGGGGGAGGCCGGTCCTGAAGCCATTATGCCCCTGACCCGGGCGGCGGATGGCTCGCTGGGTGTGCGAGCGGTGGGCAGTATGAACGGCAGTGCAGGTCTGGTGTATTCCCCGGTCTACCATATCGCCATTCAGAATGACGGGACTAATGGCCAGATAGGGCCGGAAGCTGCGGGCAGCCTTGTGCAACTGATTGACCAGCGGGTGCAGGCGGTGATGCTGTCCATGCGACGTGACGGAGGAATGCTGAGTGGCTGAGATAAAAACGCTGCATCTGGTCCCGCGTGAAGGGATGCAGGTGAGTGAGAAACCGTCGGTGGCGAGGGTACGGTTTGGTGACGGTTATGAACAGCGCCGCCCGACGGGACTTAATGCCCGACTGAAGACGTTTCAGGCGGTGTTCCGGGTGACGGATGAGGCGACCCGGCGATGGCTGGAAGAGTTTTTATCGTGGCATGGTGGTTACCGTGCCTTTTTGTGGCGACCGCCGAAACATAACCGGACGGTGAGGGTGGTATGCCGGGAGTGGAGCGTCACAGATAACGCCAGGTACAGTGATTTCAGTTGTACGATTGAGCAGGTGGTGAACTGATGCAGGATATTCACGAAGAAAGTCTGAACGAGTCGGTTAAATCAGAGCAGTCACCGCGGGTGGTACTCTGGGAAATCGACCTGATGGTACAGGGCGGTGAGCGGTATTTTTTCTGTAATGAGCTGAATGAAAAAGGGGAGCCGGTCACCTGGCAGGGGCGTAAGTATGAGGCATACCCGATTGACGGCAGCGGCTTTGAGATGAACGGCCGGGGCAGCAGTGCCCGCCCGTCGCTGACGGTGTCCAATCTGTTTGGCCTTGTCACCGGGATGGCGGAGGACCTGCAGAGTCTGGTGGGGGCCACGGTGGTCCGCCGCCGGGTGTATGCGCGTTTTCTGGATGCGGTGAACTTTGTGGCAGGCAATCCGGAGGCCGACCCGGAGCAGGAGCTGACTGACCGGTGGGTGGTGGAGCAGATGTCAGAGCTGACGGCCATGACAGCCTCGTTTGTGCTGGCCACACCGACCGAGACGGACGGGGCGCTGTTTCCCGGTCGCATCATGCTGGCGAACACCTGTATGTGGACCTACCGCTCTGATGAGTGTGGTTACACGGGCGGGGCTGTGGCGGATGAGTTCGATAAACCCACCACGGATATCCGTAAGGACAGATGCAGCAAGTGCATGCGCGGGTGTGAGATGCGCGGCATGGTGGCTAATTTTGGCGGTTTCCTTTCCATTAACAAACTTTCGCAGTAAATCCCGGTTTATGACACAGACTGAATCAGCGATTCTGGCGCATGCCCGGCGGTGTGCGCCTGCGGAGTCGTGCGGCTTCGTGATAAGCACGCCGGAGGGGGAGTGGTATATCCCTTGTGTGAATATTTCTGCAGAGCCGGAGGCGTATTTTCGTATCGCACCGGAAGACTGGCTGCAGGCACAGATGCAGGGGGAGATTGTGGCACTGGTCCACAGTCATCCCGGTGGGCTGCCCTGGCTGAGCGAGGCTGACCGGCGGCTGCAGATAAAAAGCGCACTGCCCTGGTGGCTGGTCTGCCGGGGTGACATTCACAAATTCCGCTGCGTGCCGCACCTGACGGGACGGCGCTTTGAGCACGGGGTGACGGATTGTTACACCCTGTTCCGGGATGCATACCATCTGGCGGGAATTGATATGCCGGATTTTGAGCGTGAGGATGACTGGTGGCGCAACGGTCAGAACCTTTACCTGGACAATATGGCGGTCACAGGCTTTTACCAGGTGCCCCTGTCCTCTGCACAGGCGGGCGATATTCTGCTGTGCTGCTTTGGTGCTTCGGTACCGAACCATGCCGCCATATACTGCGGCAACGGTGAGCTGCTTCACCATCTGCCTGAACAACTGAGTAAACGGGAGAGGTATTCTGAAAAATGGCAACGACGAACGCATTCTGTCTGGCGTCACCGCCACTGGCACGCATCTGCCTTCACGGGGATTTACAACGATTTGGCCGCCGCCTCAGCCTGTACGTGAACACGGCAGCGGAAGCCATTCGCGCCCTGTCGATGCAGATGCCGGGCTTTCGCCGTCAGATGAACGAAGGGTGGTACCAGATACGTATTCGCGGTGAGGACACGGCACCGGAGGCGGTGTACGCCCGTCTTCACGAACAGCTGGGTGAGGGGGCGGTCATCCATATTGTGCCGCGACTGGCCGGGGCCGGAAAGGGTGGACTGCAGATTGTGCTGGGGGCGGCAGCCATCGTGGGCTCTTTCTTCACTGCCGGAGGCTCGATGGCGTTATGGGGTACAGCCCTGAGTGCCGGTGGTTTTTCTGCCACCACGATGCTGTTTTCACTGGGTGCCAGTATGATTCTGGGCGGTGTGGCCCAGATGCTGGCCCCGAAGGCAAAAACACCGGATTACCGCGCAACGGATAACGGCAGACAGAACACGTATTTTTCGTCACTGGACAACATGATTGCCCAGGGTAACCCGATGCCGGTGCCTTACGGGGAAATGCTGGTTGGTTCACGACGGATATCCCAGGACATCAGCACCCGTGATGAAGGCGGGGGCGGAAAGGTCGTGGTTATCGGGCGGCAGAGGTAAAAAGAATAAAAAAATCCCGCAGTGTTGCGGAGCTGCGGGAGAGTTACGAAGATTAACTATA